ATATAGGACAAGCCATCAAGGGGATGGAGAAGGGCCAGCAATTGGCGATCCTTGGAAAGCTCGGAATTGATCCGACTATGATTAAAGCCTTGACCACGGATATTTCCGGCCTGCAAGCAGAGTTTGATTCTCTATATAAAAACGCGGGCATTAATGTTAATGATGCAGCAGCAAAGTCTAGCGACTTTGTAGACACCATGAAGCGGATGAAAATGACACTTGATACAGTGCGAAAAGCTGTAGGCATCAAATTCATGGATCGCGTAGGGAAGGGTCTTGAGTCCTTTAGAAAATTTATTGTTGAGAATATGCCGCGCATCATTCAAACGATAACGCCGGTGGTTGATGTTGTTCTTAGGCTTGCTGATGTTTTTTTAAAGGTGGCATCAAGGATAGGCCAAGCTCTCGGTCGGGCTTTTGATTTGCTGGGCAAGCTATCAGATGCAACCGGTGGCTGGTCTACAAAGATTATTGCAGCCGCCGCCGCTTGGAAATTTTTAAACCTTTCTTTTTTAGCGACTCCACTTGGGCAGATATTGGCTCTCGTTGCAGCTGTGGCGCTATTGATAGATGATTTTATCGTATGGAAGAACGGCGGAGAAAGTCTAATAGACTGGGGGACGACTTCTGGCAAGGTTATTTTAGGGATTGTGGCAGCGGCTACGGCGCTGACCGCCGCGATTATAATAAACAAAGCGGCAATTGCCGCGTGGACCGCTACCACCACTATTGCAGCAGGAGTAATGAAAGCAGTGCGAACAGCTGTATTGCTGTTCAACATGGCTTTAATGGCGAACCCTTTGGGATTTATTCTTGCTGGTATTGTTGCCGCTGGCGCGCTACTAGGCTATGTCATTTATGGAATAATTCAAAAGTGGGACGTATTAAAAGCCTATTTTCTTTCATTATTCCAATGGTTAGAGAAGAAATTCAATGCGGCCACGGAATGGATGGCTGATCTAGTCCCTGATTTTGTTAGTGATTTGTTCGGTGGCGATGCTGGAAAACCCGCAGCAAGGTTAACTCCAAGCCCACAAGCAGCCGCAGCGATTGGCGGAAATACAAGCTCAATCAATCAGAAAACGGAAATAATTGTACAAGGCTCTACAAATCCAGAGACAACGGCAAGAGCGGTGGCAGGGCAGCAGAACCGCGTAACCGCAGACATGGCAAGAAATATGAAAGGCGCTGCAAGATGAGTATAACCGTAGTTCCAATCCCTTTATTGATTGCGCCATCTAGAGCGATCGGACCGTTCACCGCACGGCTGACTATTGAGGAAAATGCGACAGATGAGCTAGAGATCTCCCAACATCCGGTGCAGCAGGGCGCAAATACAACAGACAACGCATTTTTAAAGCCAGCCACATTAGATGTAAAGGTTATTTTTGACGACTCCAGCGAACCACTGTCTGAGGTTTACGCGAAGTTGCGGAAGTTGCAAGCCAGCCGCGAACCGTTTCAAGTTGTCACTGGGAAGCGCATTTATAAGAATATGCTGATAAAGTCGTTGTCTCAATCTACAGATAAAGATACTGAAAACGTCTTAAGTATTTCAATGAACTTGCAAGAAATAATTTTAGTGGCTATTGAGATTGTTTCTGTTCCAGCGCGGGCAAGACAAAGGAATCCAGGCCAGACAGGCAAGACAGAAAACGCAGGGCAGAAGAAGACTCAACCAATAAACGAGAAAGAAAAGGGCACCGAAAAGTATCAATCAATCCTCAAAGCGGCGAGGGGGTAGCATGCCAATTAATATTTTAAAGATCCCCCTAACGAATGCGCCGCAAAGATTCGCAATAGATTTGTCCGGTAGATCGTTGATCTTAAATTCAACTTGGAATCATATCGCTAATACTTGGATGGTCGATTTCATCGATGGCGTTACAAATAAAAAGTTAATCAGCTCTTTAGCTCTTGTAACTGGCGTAGATCTTTTGCGCCAGCATGAGCACGTCGGCATTAAAGGCACTCTGATCGCATACACCGACGGCGATCCTGATGCTGTGCCCTCTCTTGAGAGCATGGGAACAGATGCGGGTCTCTACTATTTGGTTGAATCTGATGACTAATCAGCTCCAATACACCAGAAAGCTAAATCTGATCGTTGCTGATAGCGCTGGCGCTGGCCTAGATCTTTCTCAGCTTCGGATTGTCTTTGAAGTAAAAAAAACGGACTCGCAGACTCCCAACACTGCAAAGATAAAAATATACAATCTTTCAAAAGCGACAGAATCGCAGATTCAAAAAGAGTTCACGCAGGTTGTGTTACAAGCAGGGTACGACAGCAACTTTGGTGTTATTTTTCGTGGAAACATCAAGCAAACAAGATCCGGAAGAGAAAACGGCACGGACAATTTCCTAGAGATCGACGCTGGCGATGGCGATATAGATTATAACTATGCTGTTGTAAACAAAACCCTTGCCGCTGGATCAACGCAGCGCGATCAAATAGACGCAGCCGCGAAGCCCATGACTGGGACCGTTCAGGGCAGCATCGATGATATAGGCGGCGCTACTTTGCCGCGTGGTAAAGTCATGTACGGCATGAGTCGAGATTATTTGCGCCAGTCGGCTGAATCAGCTGGCGCCTCCTGGTCGATTCAAGATGGCAAGCTGCAAATTATAAAGCTTACCGGAACATTGCAGAGTCAGGCGGTAGTTCTCAATAGCTCAACAGGGTTGGTCGGCACTCCTGAACAGACTAATGAAGGTATAAAAGTAAAGTGCCTTTTAAATCCTCTTATATTGATTGGGGGTAAACTAAAAATAGATGAACAGTTTTCTGCCGCCTCTTCTGAAAATGGGGCTTTAGTAAAGATTGATGCCGACGGAATATATCGAGTGCTGGGCGTTTCAATGTCCGGCGATACTCGCGGCACAGATTGGTATTCTTCGATTGTATGCATTGGCGTAGACGCTGCATTGCCAGAAGGCAATCAAGTTAAATCAAATGAATAGACAAGAAAGAATAGACGACTTTGAGGGGGCGTTGCTCGCGGCAATGGCTGGGCGCCTCGCCTCGGTGTGGACCGCCTTGCCTGGGGAGGTTGTGGGAGTTGATTTGTCAGCTCAGACTGTATCCATTCAGCCAACAATCCAAGGAAAAGTAACCTCAGCCGATGGCGCGGAATCTGATGTATCCTTGCCTGTTCTGGTAGATGTTCCGATAGTGTGGCCTCGCGCTGGGGGTTTTGCCTTGACCTTCCCAATAGCAGTAGGCGATGAGGTTCTAGTGGTCTTCTCGTCTAGGTGTATTGATTCATGGTGGCAGTCTGGCGGGGTAGGTGTCCAAGCTGAAAAGAGGACTCATGATTTAAGTGATGGATTTGCCATTCTTGCGCCAACAAGCCAGCCAAAGAAGTTGTCGGCGGTCAGTTCATCTAACGCGCAATTAAGGGACGAAGCGGGGACAACATATTTGGAAATAACCCCAAACGGAAGAATCAATATCACGGCAGCGGCAGAAATAAACGCGACTGCGCCGGTCATAAACTTTACAGCCACGACAGAAATAAACGCGACCGCGCCGGTGATTAATTTTGATGCAACTTCGGCCATGACAATCGCAGCTGTGGCCCTAAATATAGTCGCGCGAATCGATGCGACTGGCGGTCAGACATTTGATGGGATAATCTTTGCAGCGCATGAGCACTTAAAAGGCGCTCCAACAGATCCAAAAACAGAAGGCCCGTCAAACCCATGAGATATAGGCAACTAGACGAAACCGGAGACATGCGCTTTGGCAATCAGCAAGGGGACTTTTTGCGCGACACGCCGCAAACCGTAGAGCAGGCTATCCTAACGCGCTTGAGACTGTGGGTCGGTGAGTGGTTTATTGATCAAGTGGAAGGCCTGCCATACCAGCAGGCTGTTCTAGGAATGAGTAAACAGCAAAGTATTGAGCCTGCAATCAGAGAGCGCATCTTAGGCACTCAGGGCGTGGAAGAGATAACAAAGCCCATTGAATTTATTTTTAATACAGACACTAGAAAGGTTACAGTTCTGTGTTCTGTTAAAACTATTTACGGCCCGTTGGAAATCACAGAGGTATTATAAATGGCAATCGCGGATTTAATTTTTATTGATGAGTCTGGCCTTTCTGTTCCAGATTATCCAACTATCTTGGACGATATGACGGCAGCTTATAAATTGATTTATGGGGCCGACACCTATTTAGATCCAGATTCTCAAGATGGGGAGTGGGTCGCTATTAACGCGCTTGCAATACATGATGTATTGAAAGTGGCGCAGTTTGTATACAACAGCTATTCGCCGCTAACAGCTCAGAATGATGCGTTGAGTCGGGGCGTTAAAACAAATGGGCTTCGGCGGTTGATCCCGTCTAAATCCAGTGCCGATCTTGTCATTATTGGGCAGGCTGGCACGACCATCATTGACGGGAAAGCGGAAGATGTAAGCGGCCAGAAATGGAGCTTGCCGTCCAGCGTAACAATCCCATTAAGCGGCACGATTACGGTTACGTCCTTCGCAGATAAAGACGGTTCAGTGATTGCGGCATCAAATGCTATTAATAAAATCGCGACGCCCTTTAACGGCTGGCAGTCCGTCAATAACCCCCTGGCGGCCACTGTAGGCGCCCCCGTTGAATCTGACGCAGCACTAAGGAGACGGCAAGCTATCTCTACCGCTCTTCCGTCTTTGTCGGTGCTAGATGGCATCAAAGGCGCTGTCGCCTCTGTTGCTGGGGTTACTAGATATGAAGGCTATGAGAACGACAAAGATATTGTCAACGCGGATGGCTTGCCACCTCACAGCATTGCAATCCTCGCAGAGGGTGGGAACTCGGCAGATATTGCCAACGCCATATCTCTAAAAAAGACTCCAGGCACAACAACGGTAGGGAA